GACGGTCACAGGTTCGAATCCTGTCTGGTTCACCGAGACATCGGGATGTATCTCCTCAAGCTTATACCTTGTAGAAAGAGTAATTGGTTACATATGGGTTCAAGTCCCGTCTTCCCGACCTTAAGAGAATAAATACTTAAAATAAAAACTTATATGCTAATAATCAAAAAAGGAGAAAAAGAATCGATAGACAAAGTACTTAAGAGATATAAGAAAAAGTGTAGAGAGACCAGACTTCTTAAAGATATTAGAGCAAGAAAAGAGTTTGTAAAACCTTCCGAGATTAAAAGAAAGACCAAACAAAAGGCAATCTATCAACAAAAGCAAAATAAAAAGTTTTAAAATTGTTAATAACTTTTTTGAAAAAAACGTGAATTTATAGTTCAGATCCCAAGAAATTGTTTTATATTTATACTATAATAATTAAAACAAAACGGAACTATGAGTAAAGAAGTTAAAGAATGGATGGACAACCTGGAAAAGGAATTCGGCATTAACATTATTAACAAAGATGAGATTACTTCTAAAGATGAAGTATTAAATATAGACATTCCTTGTTCTTTAGAACAAGATCTTGAATGGGCTAATGAATCTGAAAATCCTCAATAATGAAAAAGATCAAAAAATATTTAAAGAATATACAATCAATTGAAATTGTTCTTTGGTTTGCATTTGCACTATATTCATTTATGCTAATTAGTACAATCATAAAGTGGAGCTAAAAGAAGAATTAACATTAAGTGTATTAGGTTCAATTGCGCAAGCAAAAAATCAACCTAAACCTACAAAATTAAAAGATATGAAAAAAGACATAGTAATTTTTGATTTAGATGGTACTCTTGCTGACATTGATGCTAGGAGAAAAATATCAACTAATAAATTAAATGGTAAAATGGATTGGGATACTTTCTTTGATCCTGATAACATTTCATTAGATTTACCAAATGATCCAGTAATTAAAATGGCTCAAACTTTAGATGCACAAGGTTTTACAATTGTGATATTTTCTGGTAGGAGTAAAGCAACTAAGGATGCTACTTCTGATTGGTTGGATAAACATAATGTACCGTTTAATGTAATGAAGATGAGACCGACTGGCCATCCTTGGGCATTTATGCCAGATGATAAATTGAAAAAGCATTGGTTAGATGATATCTTTCCAGGTGACCAAAAAGACCGCATACTTTGTATCTTTGATGACAGAGATAAAGTAGTAAAGATGTGGAGAGATAATGGTTTAACTTGTTTCCAGGTTGCACCTGGTGATTTTTAATATGGTAGAATTTTTTAAACATGCATTAGGATTGTGTGGAGAACCGCATCCTAGCTTATTAACATTACTGATGGGTACCCCAGCAGTTACATATATAATTTATAAACTTAAAATAAAAAAGAATGACAAAGTATCAAGAACTTCTAAATGATCCTCCAGTATTTACCGAACTTTATGATAGTGAAAACCTAAGAGAGGTAATTTTTGAAACTATCAGCTGTATGTGTGACAACAAACACTTCCTAAAATTCAAAAAGAATTCTGATGGTGATTTTAAAATGAATGGTAATGGCCATGCAATTTCTAATTGGTCAATGGATTATCCACCACATGATATTGAATGGGAAGCCGATGATAACAATTGGGGAGCAGTTGTAAATATGATTAACACTGGAACTTCAAAGATTAGTAGCGTTAAGTGTAGATAATGGATTGCATTAAGTGTAAAGAAAAAATCGACGATAGGCGACTAAAGGCTTTACCGCAAACTAAGGTTTGTGTAAACTGCTCTACTACAGAAGCGGTTGGTTGTGTTGATATTACTTATCATAAAACTGGTAATACAATTCAAATCATGGACAAAGAATCTGCCGATAAGATAAACAAACTTGCTAAGAGAAGTGGTTTTGGAATTATGGCAGGTATGAAAGGAGGTAGCGGCGGAGGCAGTAGTAAATTATCTTCATTAGGAAAAACCTCAGCTAATGTTTTTCGTATGGCTACAGAAGAAGACTATCAAAGAGCATTGAAAGGATTAGGACTTATCATAGATACTGAAGATCGTGAAAAGTGTTTAAATTATGTAGAAAATCAATATGATAGTAAATTAATTAATTCTAAGCATTGTTATAATCTTAGAAAAATAATAGATACATTACTGCCACCTCCAAAAAAAGAGGTCATATCCAGAAATGAAATTGTGGATGAAGAGGTAAGTCATGCATTTAGAAATTGGAAAAACTCAAAAATATACAGATAATGAAAAATGTTTTATTCGCATTTACTTTTTTATTTACTATGACAGGATCTCAAGAGATTGCACAAAGTCATGTACAAGATGTTTTAAAGGAAGAGGTTGAAATGTTTAATGAAATTATAGAGGAAGAAGTTAACCTCATCAACGGAAAGATAGATAACCGAGAAGAGTTAATAGAAGCTATGGCTTTTGTTGAAAGCGGTGGTAATCCTGCAACAATTGGAGATATTAATTTAGGTACACCTTCAGTAGGACTTTTACAAATCAGACCTATTATGGTTAGAGAAGTAAATAGGATTTTAAGAAAACAAGGATTAGATAAAAGATTTAAAAATAGTGATAGGAGTAGTGGAGAAAAGTCAATTGAAATGTTTAACATTTGGGCTGATGCATATCACTTAAATAGTTCCTATGAAAAAATGGCTAGGAATTGGAATGGCGGACCTAAAGGATATAAGAAATCTGCAACCGCTCATTATTGGAAGAAAGTTCAAAATTATGTAACACTAAATTTATAAAAATGGTAAAAGTAAAAGTAGTAAATCTTGATGGGAGAGAAACAGAATACGATGTTGAATATCCTAAAGCTTATATAGCAAAAATTATAGAAAATCAGAATGCTCTAGTTGAAGAGGTTAGAAATGTAAGAGAAGTTTATGCTAATGGAAAACTTATTGCAGAACTTCATGGAACTGAACTTAGGTTAGCTCAGCCTCAAAAGAAAAAAGAAATGAAACCAGTAGGATGTGATGTTGGTCAATATACAGTTGATGAAGCTCTTAAACTAGGCCAAGATATAAAAGATCAGATTAAAGCTGATGAAGATTGGTTAGAATATGAAGCAGAGTTGGCTAAGATAAGATCAGTGGATTGGGTAACAGATCATACTGGTGGAAATATAGAAATAACTTATTCTTGAAGTTATAAGGTTCTCGAGAGTTGAACCTAAACTAAAAATTAAGCTCTCTATATAATTAAACAAAAACGAAGATGAAGAAGATTTTAATGATGTTAATGGTTTCGCTTGGCCTACAAACACAAGCACAAATCACAATGTGTGATTCAAACATGACCTACACAACAGGTTCGCAGTATCAATTAGAAATAGCGTTTCCAGTAACCGGAAATAGTTTGCCATTCATGGCTCCTATATATGCTATAACTTATGGTGGTCAAACAACACTAGGTGAAGATAGTTGCTTTAGTCAACCATGTAATCATATAGCATATAATTACAATCCAAATACTGGAATGCCTTATGATACGATTACAACATGCGTTAGTTATACCTTAACAGATTCATTAGGTTATGTTGACACAATGAATTGTTGTTTCAATCAAGTATGGGATGGACAGGCTTGGATGAGAATGGCTAACGTTGGAGTACCAACTAATATATCAGAATTAGAAATTACTAATTTAAATGACAATAAAATGTATGATGTATTTGGTAGAGAATTACTTACTGCTCCGATTGGTCAGATGTATATTCAAAACAAAAAGAAGTATATTAAATTAAGATAAGTCATTCATAAAGACTGCATAAGCTTTATGTTTAGCTTTTGAATTAAGCAATCTCTTCTCTTTTATAGAAGGGGTTGCTTTTTCGTCTACTGGCCAATATTTTGGATTCTTACTATTTAGTTTTCTTTTCTTAGGCATTTTATTTTAGGAAATTTTTAAATGGAGGAATATGATTTTCATTTTGTGTTTCATCATCTTCATAACCTTCTTCCCAGTGTGGACTCTTGTTATCTTCCTCGCGTGTAGGGTGAATATCATAACCTTGTCTTACTGGGCTGTCATAAGCATTAGTATCTTTGCCATCTGCTAAGTCATCAAACATCTGTTTGAATTGTTTAACAGTTCCTTTGTAATGTCTTATTGCATTTTCATCATTTGTTTCCTGTGAATCCATTATCTGTTTAATCTTTTTACTATTTTGTCAAGAATTAAATCAAATGCATAACCTGCACCGGGATAACCAGCATCAGTTCTAAATTCAATTATACCTTCTCTTTTAAATTCTTTATTAAGAGCATCTTCTAAATTTTGCTGTATATGAAAATTAGGTAATCCTTCTAATTGATCTAAAGCTTTAGAATCTCTCGCCATTAAAATAAGTTTACCTGCAGTATCTCTTGTTGATCCAGGCATAGCTTTAAAGTTAGCTACAACAGAACCTTTTTCTTTATGAGGAATTACAACTTGGAAATTCTTTTCATTTAAAAAGCTATCAAAATTACTTATCATTACTTTTTGTATTTTTGTTTAAGCTGATGAATCTTAGTTTGATATTCTAATTTCTTTAAGTCAAGTTTATCAATTGAAATTCTCATTTGATAATACTCAACTGCAAAAGGATCTTCTCTATCTTGTGCAGCTCTAAATCTTTCGATGTTTTGCTGCTCCCTTCTTTTTAATCTTTCCTTTGTTTCATTAGGATTAAATTCATGCTCCTCATTTAAACCAAAGTCTTTAAAATTTGATATACTCATCTTAAAATGTTGAATTTATAATTATGTCTTGAATTTCTGATTCAAGTTTTTTCTTGTATGCTCTTGTAACAATTTTCTTATCAATTAAATGATCTACTATAACCATTGCTAATACTTTAGCTCCTGATGGTTTTTTATCTCCAGCTATTTGAACCATTGCTTCATTTGTAGAAGAATAACCTTCGTGAGCTTTATCTATTGCTTCATTTATGTATTTCTTAGCTTCTTTTAAATAACCTTCAGCTGTATGATCAGGATTATCATTTTCATGATAACTACATGCTTCACTTGCTATATGATTAGAAGCTTCCAAAACTGGACCAGCAACAGCATCCATACTATATCCTGTTTCAGGGGTAGCTCCACCTAAGGCAAAATTAGAAATTCCAAATTGACCAAAACCTGCTGGTACGATAGCTTCATTAAATTTTTCAAAATTTGGTATCTTACTCATTGTTAAGTTTATTTTGTTTATATATTTGTAAACAAACATTGAGTTTGTGCATATAAAAATAAACATAATTATGTCAGAATTTTTTAGAACAGGAATGGGTCGTAAATTTTATGAAGCCGATGTTCCAAAACTCGTTAGTGTATTAGAGAGAATAGCTACACAAATGGAAAGAAAAAATAAATTAGAAGAAAAGAAATTTATTTTAGAAGAAAGAATCCAAAAACTTACTATTAAAGAAGCAAACAAAAATGGCTAAGAAAGATATTACATATAAACAATTTATTGCTCACATGGATAAAGGCAATAAAGTTTATATGAAAAAACCTAGGTCATGGCAAAAGTGTTGGTTTTGGTGGGAAAGTAAAAAAGAGAAATGGTTTTTAAATAAAGCATTTGACCAGAGAAAAGAAGGAAGAGTTGAACCAGAACCTTCTGTGTGGATAACAGCTAATGATATGGAGCACCACATGGATCATATGAGCAGACAAGGTTATAAATATCATATAGATGAATAAATTAGTAGCAGCATTTTGTTTGTTCTTTTTAGGGCAGACTATGATATGGGTACAAACCAATGGGCAGTTTGTTTGGCCTTGGTTTAAAAAGCATCCTTTAGCAGTATCAGTTTTATTTGGTACCACGATAAGTTACATATTAATCTATGGTACAAAATTTATAGTAGAACATTATGACGGGTTATTATGGCCCGGTAGATTTATTGGCTTTGGGACAGGCATTATTTCATTTGCTTTTTTAACTTGGTGGTTATTAGGTGAAGGCATAACTGCAAAAACAATAGTATCATTGATACTTGCTTGTACATTGATAGCAATACAACTTTTTTGGAAATAATGAAAGATCCTTATAGCATATTAGGCGTAGATAAAACCTCATCGGCGAATGAGATAAAAAAAGCTTATAGAAAATTAGCTAAAGAATATCATCCTGATAAAGCTGAAGGTAATGAAGAGAAATTTAAAGAAGTTGCAGATGCATACGAAACTTTAAGTAATCCACAAAAGAAGGCTAAGTTTGATCAAATGTCAAATAATCCTTTTGCTGATTTTGGGCATGACTTTACTGGAAGTATGTTTGAGGATTTACTAAGAAATCAAAATTTCAGTGGAGCATTTAACCAAAGATATGGTTATAATACTAAAGGTAGAAATACCACAGGAGTTTTACGTATAACATTAGCAGATGCTTATTATGGTACCAACCGAGATGTTGCCATAGGAATGAAAACAGTTAAAGTTGATATTCCAGCAGGTATAAGAAGTGGACAAAAACTAAGATTAAAAGGTTTAGGTCAGAGAGGACAAACTGAAGATCTTAATGGTGATTTAATAATGACTATTGAAGTTATTAATGACCATAACTTTTTTGTTGATAATCAAGGTTTGCATACAATTAAAAATATAAGTATGTATGATGCGATTTTAGGTGGTAAAGAAACTATAGATTGTTTTGATAAGACAATAACTTTTACTATTCCACCAGGTACGGTAAATGGAAAAGTATTAAGAGTTAAAGGAAAAGGTTTTCCGATTTATAAAAATGAAGGCAATTTTTCAGATCTTCTTATAAGTATTATAGTAGATGTACCAACAGACTTAGATGATGAAGATAAAAAATTAATACAAAAACTTAAAAATAAACATGATGGAAAAGGGTAAAGGATTTAGTGATGAATTTATTAGAAGCTTATTGCTAACTTTAGAGCATACTAACTTTGATGAGTATATGAAATTATCATATGCTGTTATGATGCAAAGTCCTAATGCAGTTTTAAAACGAGAAGATGCAATAGAAACTAAAGTTACAGCTATTGATGAAATGATAAAGTTTTTTGAAGAAAAAGAAGAATATGAGAAGTGTACTAATTTACAAAAGCTTAAACAATTACTGTTTTTAGATACTAAGACAGGTGAAGATGAGCTATAATTAAGACGTGAATAAATAAACAAATAATAAACTATGCAAACAAATTTAATAATCGTAGATAATTTTTACAATGATCCTGATGGGACTAGAGAATATGCTTTAGCACAAGACTTTAGCGTAAGAGGTAATTATCCAGGACAGAGATCTAAACCTGTTCATCACTGGGATTGCCAAGAAGTAATTCAAAGAATAATACAATTTCATGGTGGTGATATAACTTATTTTGGAGATGATTATACTACTGCATTTCAATATACAACTAAACATGATTCTAGTTGGATTCATGCCGACCAAACAACTACATGGGCAGGTGTTTGTTATTTAACACCTAATGCTCCAGCTACTGGAGGTACTGGTTTGTTTCGTCATAAAGAAACAGGTTGGGAAACTGCACCTAGACTAGAAGATGGATCTTATGACCAAAAAGGAATAGACAGAATTAACCAAGATGCAAGAAATGAAGATGCATGGGAAATGACTGCTATGACTGCTCCTATTTATAATAGGTTAGTTCTTTATAGAGGTGATATGTTTCATACATCTTTAAAATATTTTGGTAATGATAAATATGATGGTAGATTATTCCAAACATTTTTCTTTGACACTCAATATTAAACTTTTTTTAATTTAGGCATATAATAATAAATGTTCTACGAAAAAGGCCACCTTCACGTGGTGTAGAATGTTAAGTGTCAAAAATCCTCACTATATTAATGATTCATTTGACCAACCGAGAGCCTTTATTTTTTTAAAACAACATATATGAATTTTTTAGAATTTGCATTTCAATCATTTTGGCACTTCCTTGGAACTGTCTTTCTTTTAAGTATTTTTGTACAATGGAAACCTTTTGGTGGAAACCGAGGTTTAACTTCCAGAGATATTAAAAAGATTATAGAAGATATTAAAAAGAAAAAGTAAGACTCACAACTTGTCCGATGGTGTAACTGGCAACACGTCTGGTTTTGGTCCAGAAGAGTCTAGGTTCGATCCCTAGTCGGACAACACTGTTTTAAGATTGTTAATAACTTTTTTGAAAAAAACAAGATTTTATAGTTCAGATCCCAAGAAAATGTATTATATTTATATTATAATAAATTAAACGGAATATGACTGAACAAACAAACAACTTCGATTACCTACAATCCTTTATTGATGAAATGAAGGAATCATCTTCAGGTAATTACAAAATTGAAACTATTAAGAAACATTCTGATAGTGAATTTCTACAAAAGATTTTTAATTATACTTATAATCCTTATAAGAAGTACAATGTAACTTCTAAGAACTGTAAAAAGAACTCTGGGTTATTTAAGTATAATACTTATGAAACTTTATTTGATCTTTTAGATGATTTGGCAAACAGAGTAATTACTGGGCATGATGCAATTGCAGCAGTAAATGCATTTGTGATAGCTAACAATCAATATGAGGATCTAATTTTTAATATTATTGATAGAGACCTTAAAATGGGTGCATCTACCAGTTCTATTAACAAAGTAATTCCAGGATGTATACCAACATTTAAGGTTGCATTAGCAAATCCTTATAATCCTAAAAGAACAGATTTTGTAAATGAAGAATGGTTTGGTTCTAGAAAATTGGATGGTGTTCGTTGTATTTGCCGAAAAGAAAATGATATTGTAACATTCCTTTCTAGAAGTGGTAAAGAATTTTTAACTTTAGGTAATTTGGAAAATGAAATTCTAAAGATTCCAGGTAACTTTATTTTAGATGGAGAAATTTGTATGGTAGATGAAAATGGTAATGAAGATTTCCAAGGCATCATGAAACAGATCCGAAAAAAGAACCATCAAATTGATAATCCTAAATTCTTTGTATTTGATTATTTAACTTTAGAAGAATTTGATAACCAAGTAGGAACTACACCACTTGTTGAAAGACTTAAAAACGGATATGATTTACTTCCAGAAAGTATTGATTGTTCTCGTTTAGAATTTCTTCCACAAGAACAAATTTCAAATGAAGGCCAATTTACTGAAATGGCAAAGGATGCTGAAGAGGCAGGATTTGAAGGAATCATGGTTAGAAAGAATGTAGGATATGAAGGTAAAAGAAGCCATAATCTTCTAAAGGTTAAAAAATTCCATGATGCAGAATATACTGTCCTAGATGCAATCAATGGAAATATCCGATGGACAGAAAATGGTAAACAAGTAGAAAGAGAATGTTTAAGCAGTATTATAATTGAACATAAAGGATGTAGAGTTAGTGTAGGATCAGGTTTCTCTAAAGAACAAAGAGAAATGTATTATGAATCTCCACAGGACATCATAGGTAAAACTGTAACTATTCAATATTTTGAAGAAAGTAAAAATCAGACCGGTGGATATTCACTAAGATTCCCTGTACTAAAACATGTTTATGCTAATGGAAGGGATTGCTAATCGCAGACACCTTTTAGGTACATCTAATGTGTTCTACATATTTTATTGATAAATAATAAAAGGAAAATTTAAAGTGAGGCTATTTGAAGCAAATAAAAGAAATGCAATTACCATATTTGATGTGGATGATACTCTTGTAGTTACTCGCAGTAAAATTAAAGTTCATAATCCTAAAACTGGATTTTCTACTGAACTTACTCCACAGGAATTTAATACATTTAGGAAAAGACCAAATGATAAGATGGACTTTTCAGATTTTCAAAGTTTAGATATTCTTAAAGGTGGTAAAATTATAGAATGGGTATTTTCTATTTTAAAAAGAACTATCCAAAAAGGTAAAGCTGTTGGTATCATAACAGCAAGAGATGATGCAAAACTCATACAACAATTTTTAGCTCATAATGGTATTAATATAAATCCTCAATACATATTTGCTATTAATGATACTTCATTAGGTTTTAAAGGATCTACTGCTGAAAGAAAAAAGCAAGCATTTAGGAAATTTATAGATATGGGATTTAATGATTTTACTTTCTTTGATGATGACGAGGAAAATATTAAACTTGCTAAATCTTTAAATAAAGAAAGTGGTATAAAAATGAAAGCTAAATTAATTAAGAGCAAATGGATTCCAAAATTCAACGACTTCAGTTAAAGATAAATGCCTTTGTAGAAATTCTACAGAATATTAAAGGTTTATCAAATTCTTCAACAACACAAGTTGCTTGTATGGCATTAAGAAAAGATTTTAGTAAAATTGCTAGTTTTGGATATAATGGTTCTTATAGCGGTGCTGGATTGAATGAAGATACTGGAACAGAGGAAGATAGTTTGGTACCAGGTGAAAGTGGTTTTATTCATGCTGAAGTAAATATGATTGCAAAGTTTAAAGAGTATGATCCTGAAAATTACATAATTCTTTTAACACTATCACCTTGTAAAATGTGTACAAAAATTCTAGTTAATGCAGGCTTTAAGCATGTATATTGGCTAACAGAATATAGAGACACAGATCATTTAGAAATTTTTAATCAATCTAAAATCACAAATGGAGATATGAGTTCTTTGTTAGATGACTACCATCTTATCAAAGACTGAATATATAACAAAAAAGTAGACTCCATTGATTTTAGAAGGAATAACATTCAAACTAGCTTTAGACTTCTTTATCTTTTTGAAAAAAAATAAAATAACCTCAACAAGTATTAAGGTTGATTTTTTCAATAGGGTAAAACACGAATACATTGATTTTGCAGATGTTGCTGCAATGGAAAAGTATTACAATTCCAATTATAAGCCACTTGATAATTGTAACTTAGGAGATTTGGTTTCTATTTCATTTTTCTTAGCCGAGAGCAATCTTTATGATTTTAGTACAGAATTTAAAGCAATAGATGTTACTAATAATTTAAAACTTGAAACAGGCTCTGCATATGATAGGCAACGAAACTCCGGTAGACAGGTATACATAGACAGACAAATTCAATTGATAAAGAATGCAGTTACCGATTATGTAAAGTATTACTCAGAGCTAAAATATATTTATGTAACTGGTATTTACTCACCATGTTATGCTGTTCCAGGATGGTCAGAGAATACATGGTATCTTAAATCTTTCAGAGAAGCATTCACATCAGTTAAAGATACTTCACAGTTTCCATATAATGATGTAAAGATTGAGGAATTTCCTCCAAACTAAATATATAAAGAAGAAGAATAAATAAAAAAATATTTAACTCAATGGCAACGTCATTTAACCTACAAGAATATATTCTTTTCCGAACTGAGATAAAAAGAGAGCTCACCAATTCTGAGGTAGACACTAATTTTAAGATGGTAGCTAATCCTTGGGAGGATAGTAGAGTATATGAAATAGGTAATATTGTATATCACCCAGTAATTGTAGATGATCCTTCAACTACAGGTGAAGATCAGGTTTTAGCTTGGTGGAGAGCTAATGTTAGAACTACACAAGGAGTATTTGATACTTCACAATGGGATATGATCGGTGGTATCGGTTCAGGTAACATTAACATTCAAGGGGCTAATAGCTTTGGAAAAATTAATGTAAATTCAACCGGTAATACTGGAGCATTACAAACTGGTAATGATGCATTAATTCAATCAGCTAATCCTAATGATACTTTTAATTTAATTGCAGGACAAGGAATGCAATTACAATACAACATAGCTTCTAAATCTATAGTTGTTGTTAATACATTAGCATCTAATCCCGGTGAAGTTAATGTAGGTGAGAATATAGGTCTAGGTGCAGGTCACCAAGATATCTATGCTGGTAAGTCTGGTGTAAATTTACAATTTTATGGTTTAAATGCAACTAACACTGGAACAGGCGCTGCATTATCTATAAGTACTAATTCTATACAGAAACAAATAGAATATAATTTTAATGAAGGTTTAGTTGACTTAGCTCAATTGAATAATGGAGCACCAACAATTGGTATGCTTTCTAATGTATCTTCAAATGCTCCTAATGCTCAAGACATTTTACAATGGAATGTTGGTAACCAAGCATGGACTCCAATAGCATTAGGATCTTTAGGACAAGTCAATATTTATACTGATGACGGAAGTATAGGAGCTTCTACAAGAATCGTTTCATTAAATGGTACAGCTGGACAATTACAATTTAATAGAATTGCAGATGCTACTACTGGTATTCATTTTGACAATACTTCAAATAAGCACCAATTACAATTAAGAAATTCTGCACCCGGTGGTGTTGCAGCTCAAACATATGCTTTAAATAATGTTATCAAATCCATAAGTGGTGTATTTGGATCCGATGGTTCATTTGGTGTTGCTATGTCGGATGCACTAGGTGGTTTAACTGTAGATGCTTTAAGTATATCTAATAACAATGAATTATATGTACCTAATATTGCAAGTAGTTCTTTACAAGCTGCAGGTGCTGCTTATAGAATACCTTTAGTTAATACAGGAACAACAGGAAGATTTGAATCTTCAGCTAATTTTGATGTAGCAAATTTCACTGACCAAGCAGGTTTAGTTGATATGATAGGTGTTAGGCATAAAGGTAGTTATGAATTAACAGGTGTAAGTGGACAGAATGTAGCATTGGCTATATCATCAGATATAGAAAGTCTACATGATTTTGCATCTAATGCTAGTTTAGCTAATGGTTATGGTTTACGTATGACCTATAAAACTCCTGTATCTGTTGAAGGTGTTAATATTCAACAATGGTTAGCTAAAGGAGGTACTGGAACTTATTATAGTCAGCAGTTACAAACAAATAGTGGTGCAGCTACAAATGCTACTAAATATATTGGAACTAATATTTCACTTCATAATAAAACAGGTGTTGCTATTAATGTTGGTCAAATAATTGGATTCACTGGAAGTGGAGTAAACCCACAGAGAGTTGGTTTATATTCTAATGTTGTAGATACACAAGCAGATAGTTCATCTGGTACAATCTTAACAGACTTAACTACTGATAGTGGTACATGGGCTGGTTATTTTGTAGGATGTGTTAATATTGATAAAGGTGGATTAGTTCTTCCTTCTACAACATTTGCAGATAGGCCATTATGTAATGATGTAAGTGGTGGAACGGTTTCAGATAGAACATTATGGATTAATTCTGCAAACGGACATTTATATAGAGGAACTGTTGATATTGAAGCTACCGGTGGTGGTGGAGGATCTTCTACATTAGGTGGTTTATCTGATGTTACTTTAACTGGTTTAGCTGATGATCAACTTCTAGTATATAATAATAGTAGTGGACAATGGGAAAATGCTTCCTTAGCTGCATATAATTTAGAAACATTTGCATTGACTAGTGGAGGTGCAAGTATTAGACTATCCGATGGTGTAGCAACAAGTGATGTTGATTTATTACCTGGAACAAATATTACATTCTCTGTAAATGAAGTTACAGACGAAATAACAATTAATGCTACCGGTGGAGGTGGCGGTGGAATTGGGGCAACTGGATTTATAGGTGCTACTGGTGCAACTGGGTTAGTAGGTCCACGAAACGGATTACCTTGGACTTCAGCTTTATCAGCACCAACTAGTGGAGAATTCTATTATGATTCTGCAACGACAACCCTTTATATTAATAAAACAGATAACTTAGGATTAGATCAATCTACATTCCTTAATACTTTTGATGATACAGGTCAGGCATCTACTGGATTTGGTGCTGTTATTTTAACGGCTGGTAATAATCAACAAATTTTACATGGTCTAGTAACCGCCGTATCTTTAGTAGGTAATGTATATAATTTAACACTTACACCATTAACTTATACAGCTAACTGGGGATCAGGTATAAACTTTACTTTAGAATATACTGGTTATGGTACTTCATTTACTGGAGCAACTGGAGCAACAGGTGCTGGTGGAGGTGCTGGTGCAACTGGGTCACAGGGTGCAACTGGTGCTATTGGTAACCAGGGAGCCATAGGAACACAAGGAGCAACCGGTGTTATTGGTTTACAAGGAGCCACAGGTGGACAAGGTGCATTAGGTGGCCAGGGAGCAAGTGGAGTTACCGGTTTACAAGGAGCAACTGGTGGACAAGGTGCATTAGGTGGCCAAGGAGCAAGTGGAGTTGGTGGAACTGGTTTACAAGGTTCTACTGGAGCCGTAGGTTTACAAGGAGCAACAGGAACACAAGGAGCCGCAGGTAATCAAGGAGCTATTGGTTTACAAGGGGC